AATGGAGTGGTGGTATAATCCATCAACTAGATCATGGGAGATGGTGACTGACCGTAATCGTGAGGAAGCTTATGAGGTTATCCAAGGTGAGAATTATGAATTTGATGCTTTGCCAGATTTTGCTACGATGAGTTCTTCAGAACAATTTCGTTTTAAAGCAAATGAGGAGATGGCGGAAAGTTCGTATGATCGATTGGTTACTCTCGAGGACCCATTGGATGATTGGATTAGACATGGTGGGAATCTCCTATCAGACCATATTCGTGCTCAGTATCATGAATTACTACGTATGATTACTGATCTTGATATTTGTGATCGAAAGTGGAAAAGTCTGAAAAATGGTGTTCCCCCAGTTGGTATGGCTTGGCGTAAGCATATGGCCGATTTTCGAACTTTAGCAGAGCAAGTTGGGTCCAAGATCCATAGTTTGTCAGTGAAAACTAATGAAGCTATGGTTCCTGTGGTACCATCGAGTAATAGTTCTTTTTCTGTATCCAGTGGTGCTGAGTCATCATTGCCCAAATTGTCTGAATTGTCATGGCAACCTGTTGTTGTTCAACCATCTTTATTCAAGGCTTCTGAAGCTCAATTCACAGTGTCCCCTGTTGTCGTTAACTCTGATGCTCCTAAGTTGGAAGCTAAACAGTCTAATACAACTTCAGGTGTCCCTAAAGTGGACGAGACAAAAGTGCGTTGGGCTGATGTAGTTGATTCTAAAGAACCTAGCTCTCCACCATTTGAAGAGAAGAAGAGTAAATATAAGTTGAAACAAGAGAAGAAGAAGTTGCGTAAGGAGAAAGAGAAAGAGAATGAAGCTAATTTGGTTGTACCAGCCAGTGCTAGTTTAGTTCTCTCTCCTCCTAACACTAAAGTGTTGGAAGCATCTTTTTCAAATTCAACTGTTTTACCATCCAGTTTCTACAATAAATGCGTGTTCCGTTTAGAAGTGACTAGTGCTGAAGGTGTTACCCCGTTGTGGGCAACGCTTGTTGCTGGTTATTTCGTGTCGGTGAAGCATGCTTTTGTAGGAGCAACAACTTCCCACCTTCATTTTATTGACGGGTCAGAGAAATTTAAGTTGGAAATACCTATTGATCAATGGGAAATGCATCAACAT